TTTATACTTTCTAGCAGATGTAGAATATTCATCAGCTTTACGAATTCCCCATTTCATTCCAAGAACGCCATAATGCTGAATATCGCTCGGGGAGGAAGATAGATAGTCTGTATATAAATTGCTCATATTTATTCCTCCTTACTTAGATAATAGATCATTAATATAGTTATTAAAACCTTCTGTTGTCTGAATAGCTGTTGCTAACGCACGGTCTGTTCTAAGACTTGGATCACTCGTTATTCTTATTATTCCAAGTGGAGCGAGAAGCGCTTGAGCAACTGCATTTTTAGTTCTCTGAGCAGATTCAGCATCAATCCTATCTGCATATTTAGAAAATCCAGGAAATTCTTTTTCGAGACTTGCAACGGCCTGATTTCTAAGATCCTGTTTCTTTTCATCTTTATGCAAACCCGATTTTATCTGCTTTTTAAGCTCTTCTCTTGTTGCTTTAGCGCCAGCTTTATTCATAGCTTTTGCTTTCTTAAAATCCTGCTTTGCAAGCTTTTTAAGCTGTCTTTTCTTCTTAGCATCAAGAGTCTGATCCTGATTAATTCTCTGAATAGCAGCATTTCTTCTCGCAAAATCAATTCTATTTGTGTATTCCTGGGCTTTTCGGACACCCCACTTCATACCAAGGACGCCGTAATGCTGAATATCACTTGGACTATCAGGGGGCGACGTCATCCACTCTTTATACAATGTTGACATAGAAACCTCCTTTAAATAGAATTAACAGGTGTTTGTAACACTCTATTCAAAAATTGTAAATCATTAAGCATAGTCCCATACCAGTCAATACGTTCAGGATCCATTGCATCTGAAACATCTAGTCTGTCTCTACGTATTGCTGACAAATATGCATCTGTTAATTCGGTGTTCATTATTACTATAGGTTTTCCTTTTAGCTTATCTTTATTTTTATAAAATAGAGTATCATCCATTATTTGGATACCCTCTGCTACAACTTTTTTATTACTTTCTTTACCAAAGTTTATCAAACACTCTTCGAATTTATCAAAAAATTTACCCATATTTTTATGAGTCCTAAATATTTCCTCTTGGTCAGATCTCCAATCTTTATAATGCTCATCTAAATACAGGTTAAACCTTTTATTTTGTCCACTTGTTGTCATTCCTCCAACATATGAATCTAATTCAATATAAATACCATCATTATTTTGAGCCATTTTCTTTGCTAACGTTGATTTACCAGATCCGGAAAATCCAGTTATCCATAATATGTTATGCTCTTTATCACCACCCCAAGTACCCAAATTATAATCGTTATGTGGCCTATCTGTTGGTAGTTCATACCTGTTAGAATATACCCAATGGTCATTGTTATCACGTTTTAATGTAAATACTTCAATGTCTTTATTTGCTTCATTTAATCGCTCTACATTCTTTCTTGTAGCGGGCGCTCCATCCTCCAATATAACAGCAAATCCCATATTGGCGTCTTTAGACATCGCCTTATCCTTATCGGCCTGCTCTGTACCAGATACATTCTTGATCCCCCATCCAAGCTTATTGTCTTTATCAGCATAAGCTCTAGGTTTATCTCCAATTGTGTATACAGTTACATTCTTATGACCTTTGGATTTAAGATAATTCTGGACCTCAGTGTCGATACCAGGAGCATCGCCAATGAGAATATGATAGTTGTTCTTAATATAACTATCTATTTTGTCTTTTATGGGTTTAGGGAGTGTTGATCTATAGAATCCAGAGTCCTTAAGTTTTATCTTTGATGTACCAGATATAAAGACTTTTCGAGGACTGGATCCTATGGGATATGGAGGGCCATTCTTAACGCCCCACTTTTGTCCCTTGACACCATGGTGCATTAAATAATGATCAAATACATTGTACATTATTCAAAGTCCTCCTTAAATGCTTTAAATGATACATATGCATCAAGAAGAGCGGCAACATTATCGATCTTGTCCTCTCTTCTCTTTTTTAACAGTTTTCTGTTTCCATTTGTATCCTCAAGAGCAACTGCGTTTCCCATTGTAAACTTCATTATCTCTTGATCAAATATCATCAATCTTTCGCCAGTTAATTTCTTAATCTCTCCAAGAGGAACTGTTTCTGTTTTAACTCCCTGAGGAACTTTTACAATACCATAAGGACCGTTTTCTCGTTCCCATCTTTCTACAAACTCTCTAGCATTATAAGGGTCAAATCCAAAAGATCGAACATCGTACTGTTGTCTTTGAATATGATCATCAAGATCATCATAAACATCGCCAGCTACATCTAATACCGTTCCTGGCATAATTATTAGAGTTCCTTCTTCTATAAATCTAGTATACTTTTGTTTCATAGCTGGAGGAAGTTTGTCAAATGTTAATTGCGTAATGTAGCTTCTACATTTTATACCAAATTGACTTTCTCCAAGTGGAAACAAAAATGTAAATGCACAGAAGTCATCGCCCTGTGACATGTCTGCACCTAATGCACACGTCATTTGCCAAAAATCAGTTTTAGGAAACAGTAAAGTTTCATTGTACGAGAAGAAATATGTATAACCCTCAGAAGGAATTCCAAATCTCTTTGCAAGAATATCGTTCTTCTGAGAAGGATCTGCTTCCATAAGCTTGACATCTTCCATATATGTTTCATACGTAACCGTATAATCCAGATTAGGATTTGCCTTAGCCCATTTAGTAGCATCGCCTACTTCTTCTTGCTCATCTAATCTATAATAGAATATAGAAATGTGATCATTAAGAACTTCACCTCTAAGAATCTTCAAAAGATACATCTTAATGTCGTCACCAGGACCATTTCTAACAGTACCTTCAGAACTCGTTGCAAGAATGAGGTAATCGTCGTCTCCATTTTTGGTTGCACCCTGAACTAGAGCATTAATTACATTCTCAGTAATATCTCCTGAAAGCCACTCATCAACAGAAGCAACTTTAATCTTTAATCCTTGAAGCTTGTCAATTGTCATTGGCCTTACTTCAAGTAATGAGTTTGTAACTCTATTTACAATACCCATCTTTGTAGATTGAAGAAGTGGTCTATCTGTAAGTGATCCGGTTGTATTGTTAATTGAACCTTTTGTTAAGATCTTAAAATAAGGTCCTTTTGATCTTGTGATAGATGTCTTTATTGGATCCATAACTTCATTAGCCTGGATCATAGTGGGAGCTGTTGTAACCTGATGCGTAGACTGCCTATTTACATTCAGAAAATAGTTTTGAATTGTAGAAGCATACATTGATTTAGCTGCGCCTCTTGCAACTATCAAATATTGCTGTGTTGTTAACCTTTTCTTAATTAATCGGCGTCTCCAAATCTTATCACGAGTGTCAAAATATGAACTCTCTTTGAAGTAATACCAAGCAAGTGCATCTTCTGCCCATAATTTAAAAGAAGGAAGTAATACTAAATCTCCTCCATCAGAAAGTGTCAACTCATCTTCGCAAAATGCAACATAACCTTCTATAGCCTTGTCATCATAGTAAAGAGTCTTGTTGCAGATCTTCATATCGATTCTATTCATCTGCATTTCCATCTCTCTACAAACAGGAATTTCTCCTCTAAGCACAGCTTCCCTAAATTGTCCATAAAATATCGGAGTTGCTGTGTTAGATAACATAATCAACACCTCCAAGGACAATGATCAAAAGGAGTTCTTTCAACTAATTCTGTTGTTCTCAATAAACTTTCATCACCATAGTGAATTGCTTGATGTGTATCAAAACTACAAGTAATGACATTATCGAAATCAAAAATCATTTCATTCCTAGTCTCAATATCGCGAAGAGAAATTGGATTAATGTGATGTACAAATATGTTACTAAAGATCGGAAGATCATCAATACCTAAATCACAACCTTTATCCCTAAGAATAACTTCTCTTCTAAATTTTCGCCACTCATTTGATCTGTATAAAACCTGGTTTAAATATCTAGTATACCCGAAAGTCTCTTCTCCTACATTTCCGCCAATTTTTAAATACCGATACCGATCTAAAAACGTCTTACATTTGACTAACTCCGAATATGTCTTAGTATTCATCGCCGTATTCATCCTCTTCATCAGAGTGTTCACCAGAATATATACCAAATGCACGCATTGCATCTGTATAAGCTCTAAGTGTTTCCTCCTCTGTTTCTGTGGCTTTCGCTTTTGCCTTCTTAAGGTTAATGTCAGCCTTTAATAGCTCTGTCTCCAATCGAGCTTTTGGCGAACCAAGCTTAAGGTAGTGCACAATAACTGATGGCGACGCTGTTCCATCACGTAATTGCTTCTCTGCAAGGTCTGTAGCCAAACTTACGCAGACATTCTCTCGGCCTTCTTCAGTTAACATTGGCGGAGGTAAGGACATTTCGGACTCTGGCTCTAACTTTCGTCTAGGCATAGGTCACTTGTCACCTCCTTTGAATATCTATTACTATACTTTGAAATAACTTTTACACGTGTCTCTACAAGATAGACCATACTTTTTAGTCGGAGACCAAAGAAGACTAGAATCTACTTTTGTGACACTAGGCGGAAAATACTAATAGCATAGTCTACCTTACACAGACACGTCTAAAGTCCATTCCCAAAAATCCCTTCCGGAGAATTTTTGAGG